GATTCACAGTACCTAGTGGACAAGCTGGTAAATATTTATTTCAAGCATCAACTATTGATTATGACGATCAATCACAATTACAAAGTAGGCAATTAATATTATATAAAAATGGCTCAGAATATGCTTATCAAAATTTTTATCCTGAACACGATCATGGTGGTACTGCTAATTCTTATATGGAATATGGAGTTTCTTTAACTTTAAATGTAATTGTAAATTGTTCAGTAAGCGATTATTTTGAAGTTTATTATTGGGGAAACACAAGAGATAGTGGAAGTTTTTTAGTTAAAGGAGATGCAAGTAAAAGAGAATCTTGGTTTCAAGGACACAAATTAATAACATAGGATTAAATTATGCCATTAACAAAATTACAAGCAGAGGGATTAAATTTAGCAGATACATTTGCATTTTCAGGCACAGTTAGTGGTGCTGGTGGTGGAAAAGTTTTACAAGTTGTTCAAGGTACTTCAAATTACTCATTTTCAACAACATCTAGTTCTTATGTTGATGTTGAAAGTTCAAGTGGCACTACATGGGAAACTGCAATAACTCCAAGTGCAACATCTTCAAAAATTTTAGTGCAATTTAACCCATCTGTCACAATGCAACAAAATGGAGCAAGTTCTTGTAGAGGAACACTTAAAATTATGGAAAAAATAGGGAGTGGCTCTTATGGTAATATGAGTAATAATTCTATTCAAGTACAGAATATGGTAGGTGGTTATGATTATGGTGGTAGTGGTATTCAATTTAGAATGAGAGATTTATGGTCTTTTTTGTCATCGCCAAATACTACAAGCGAATGTAAATATAAATTACAGGTCACTTTATCAGGTGGAGCAACTACATATATAAATGATTCTTCAGAATATGGAACAGTAATTTTAACTGAGATAGGAGCATAATGAGTGTAAAAATAATAGATGCTATTTTATCAATTAACCCAAATGCAGAGGTGTCTGTTGGTGGAGAAGATTTAAATAATATTCAATGGCATAATGGAACTACACCTATATCTAAAGCTAACATACAAGCTAAGATAGATGAATTACAATTAAAGTATGATAGTGAAGAATGGAAAAGAAATAGACAATCAGAATATCCATCACATGATGATTGTATTCACGCATTATTAGATGGTGGCAATACACTTACAGAACTACAAGAAAAAAGACAGGCAGTTAAAACTAAATATCCTAAACCATAGGAGTAAAAATGCAACTATCCAAACATTTTACGTTATCAGAGATGGAAAAATCTCAAACAGCAGTAAGAAAAGGTATATCTAATAAAGCTGGGTCAGGAGAAATAAAAAACTTAACTGATCTTTGCTATGAAGTATTAGAGCCTGTAAGAATTAAGTTTGATAAGCCTGTCATAATTACTTCAGGTTATAGAAGCCCTGAGTTATGTGAAGCAATAGGAAGTAAAGCAACATCACAACACGCAAAAGGTCAGGCAGTAGATTTTGAAATAGCTGGTGTGTCTAATTTGCAAGTAGCTTTATGGATTCAAAATAATTGTGACTTTGACCAATTAATCTTAGAGTTTTGGAAAGAAGAAGATAACGACCCTAATAGTGGTTGGGTGCATTGTTCTTATGTAGATGGCTCTAATAGAAAACAAGTTTTGACTTACACAGGTAAGGAATATAAAAATGGACTACCTGATGCTAAGTGGTCAGGTGGTAAATTTTCTAATTAAGGAGAAGCTATGCTAACAAAAAAACAAAAAAAATTACCAATGGCTTTACAAAAAGCTATACTGAAGAAACAGAAACAAACAAAAAAAACTAAAAGGAGAAAATAATATGCCTTATCATACAGGAAAAGGGTCTCATGGTGGAATGAAGAAAAAAAAGAAAAAAGCCAAAAAACCTAAAATGAATAAAAGGAAAAGATAATGGTTAAAGTAGCATCTATAACAAACATTATCAAAGGTCTAAAGCCTCGACAACAAAAGACCATGAAGAATCATGCTAGGCATCACAGCCTAAAACACATGAGATCAATGGCAAGAGCCATGAAAAAAGGTGCTACTTTTCAAACTGCCCATAACAGGGCTATGAGGAGTGTAGGCAAATGAGTGGATTTACAACAACATCAACATTGGCTGAGATGATAAATAAAAGACCAATGCGAAAGAGAAGAAGAAATGTCAAAAAAAAGAAAAAGAAGAAAAGTACCAAAAGATAAAAAAACAAAAATTCCCAAAAAATATTTATCAGGTCTTAAAGGTGGTAAAAGATCAGCTAGAGCAAGTCTTATTAAAGCTATGTCGGAAGCTTATAAAAAAGGTCAAAGAATACCAGCTTCAATGTTTAAAGCGAGGAGAAAGTAATGGCTGTAAGGAGACGACCACTATCTGCAAGAGTTATTTCAACACTTAGAGCAAAAGCTAAGACTAGAAAAAATATTACATTGGGTATGTTAAAGAAAGTATATCGTAGAGGTCAGGGTGCTTTCCTGTCATCAGGGTCAAGACCACGAACTTCTATGGCTTCTTGGTCAATGGGTCGTGTAAATAGTTTTTTGCGTGGAAGTAGAAAACATGATACAGACTTACGAAGAAAGAAAAAAAAATGAAAACTAATAAAGAAAAATTTGTAGAGATAGATGGTAGAATAAAATTAGTAAATCAGAAGATTGATCTAATTATCAAAAACCATTTACATCATATGAAGCAAGACATAGACAGAATTTTATATGGTCTTGGTGCTGTAGGAATATTAGTTTTAGGTCAATTACTTTACATACTCACTAAATAGTTGTATTACTGAACTTGTATGATTTACAAGTCTGTATTAATTATCAGCGATACCCACATACCATATCATGTTCCTGAGTTAATGGACTTTCTAAAACTTTTAAAAAAAAAATATAAACCTGATAGAGTCATCCATATTGGAGATGAAGTAGATAAACACGCAATGTCATTTCACGATAGCGACCCTGATCTTCCTAGTGCTGGAGATGAATTAAAATTATCAATACCTGTCATACAAGAATTAGAAAAAATGTTTCCTAAGATGGATTTATTGGACTCTAATCATGGTAGCTTAATTTATAGACGAGCATTGAAGCATGGAATACCAAAAGCTTATTTAAGAGATTACAACGAATTTTTACAAGTTGGTAAGGGTTGGAAATGGCATGATGATTTAACAATAGATACACCTTTAGGTAAAGTTTATTTCTGTCATGGTAAAACAGCAGATGTTTTAAAACTAGCACAATCTATGGGTATGTCATGTGTTCAGGGTCATTATCATAGTTCTATGGGTGTAAGGTACTATGGCAACAGTTTAGGCTTGTACTTTGGGCTTCAGGTGGGGTGCAGTATAGATAGCAAAAGTTTAGCCTTTAGATATAACAAGGTACAGAAAGCTAGACCAATTATAGGCTGTTCAGTAATATATAATGGATTACCCATAATTGAGCCTTTTTTAAAAGATAAGAGTGGAAAATGGGTCGGAAAGCTACTTTAAAGCCACACAGAGCCACAGAGAGGGCTACTCAGAAACAAATAGGTGGTAAGCACTACAAGGACTTTAAAATACAGCCTATTGAGTTTATTACTAAAAATAAGCTGAGTTTTATACAAGGAAACATAATTAAGTATGTGTGTCGTTTTGATAAAAAAAATGGTAATGAAGATATAGACAAAGCAATTCACTATTGCGAATTATTAAAGGAGATAAAATAATGTGGTTGAATTTATTAAGCTTGGGTGTAAAGACAGGAGCAAAGATTTATCAAAATAAACAAAGAACAAAACAATTAATGTCAGATGCTCAGATGCTTCATGCTGAGAAGATGGCGAAAGGCGATATTGAATATAAAGCGAAAATTATTGAGAGTAATGATAATGGCTACAAAGACGAATTTGTACTTATTCTCATCAGTATTCCTATTCTTATATTGGGTTATTCTATTTTTACTGACGATGTGGAAATTCGTACTAAATTAGATTTATTTTTTGAGTATTTTAATCAGCTTCCTTATTGGTATCAAGCAATTTTTATCGGTGTCGTGAGTGCAATATATGGACTCAAGGGTGCTGACATAATGCGTAAGAAATAGTATAGATATGAATGACCAACGATGCAGTAATTATAGAAGTAGAGTTTCAGTTAGAATCTGAGTATCAACCATTTGGTCATTTTGTTTGTTTAAGATTTATAGATCAAACACCACATCATACTAAGCTTAACAAATTAGTTAGAGATATGGGTCAGTACCCTGATGTTAAATTAATTGATTATGATTTTATTGTTAAGCCAATAACACACGAAACAGATATTACAGGATTAGAAGTCACTAAGCATTAAGCGACCCACCAAGTCTCCCTGATGGGTCTATCTTCATATATTATTAATTAACTTTTGCAAAGGAGCTATTTCAACATGAAGAATTTTTTTATACATCTTGCTTACCAGCTAGTGTTAAATCTCTTTTAACTTCTGTTTGTCTTACAGATAAATAACGATCTAAATTGTTATACATAAGTTTTGCTTTTATCAATTCACTCTCAGCATGAGCATAGCTTTTAATTATTGTTTCATACTCAGGGTCAGTTCTAGCTTTGTGTTCAGCTTCTCCAACTGTTTTAGTATCTAATTTGTATTTAAGAAATAATTTAGAGAACATAGCTTTTTTACCCTCATCTAAAATAATAACTTTCTCTGCCCACTTAGACCACTCACTAGAAGCTTCTGTCATTTTTTTATAAGCTTCTTTACTGTTTAAATTTAAAGTGTCCATATTAATAATCCTATAATTATAATTAATCCTAAATAAATTAGTTTATGAAATTTTCTGTGTACCGAGTGTCCAAATATTATCATGGGTATTGAAGCATCTCATCAGCTTCTTCTTTTAATTCTTTTATTTTGTTTTCATACTTACTGATTACTTTCATCATAAGTTCATCAGATTCTTTTTTAGCATCTTCAACAGCTTGAACTTTATTTAGTTTTAATTCTTCTAACTCTAATCTTAATTGACCATTTAATTTTTGATGATCTTCATTAATAGTTTTTTGTTGTTTGATTTCTAAATACAATGCTTGGATTTCTTCTAACTTAATTGCAAAATCTTTTTTGATATTATTTAGTTCTGTGACTAATGCTTTTATTTGTAAGTCTTTATTATCTTCTGTCATATTATTTTTTTTAGAGTGCTGGGAACTAGAGAGAGGAAGTTCCCAACACATAACCTAAAAGTATATGTTATGAAAATATTATACTTAAACTGCTTACGCATTAATTTCTCTCTATCATAAAAATTAAAAATTATCATAACAAATTATTTCTAACTGATTTGCTTTGATTTGAAAAACATTAAATATTCTATTCTAAATTGTATTATATGTTAAATAAGCTATGTTTTAAGCCATAAAATAAAGGGTTGTAATTCAACCGAAAGTATGAACATAATAGGACATTATGAAAAAAACTTATACTTACAACGAACTAAAAGGTTTCATCAATGATGAACTAGAAAACTTTAATCACATCATTGAAAGCAAACATATTTTTAATGCAGAATTTAACAAGTACAGAAAAATGTTTAAAGGTTTATTAAAAAAAACTACTAAAACTAAAAACAATTACTTTTGGAATAGTCAGCCTGTATCAGAAACTAATCCAAAATTTGTTTATCATTATCCAACTTTTAACACTTATGAAGATAGTAAAGGAATTGGAAAATATATTACTTTAACTAAAGAAGATGTTGTTGATTTAGATATGACTCAACTTTACAAAGATTTTCCAAATCTTAAAAAAGACCAAGAGTTGTTATTATCTTTAAAGCCAAATGTAAGATCAGGTAAAAGACCAAAAAATTTAGAAAAAGATTACGAAGCTGAAAGATTAAGAAAAGCACAATTAGAAGATAAAGCTACTTGTGGTATCTGCCATGACTATTGGGAGCAAGTTAATATGAATGGTCAAAAAAATATTATTGCAGATCATGGTTTCTTTATTGGTTTTGGTCAAAGAAACAATGTTTGTTTTGGTGCTAGATTTCATGCTTGGGAAAAATCTCCTGAGTCTAAAATACAATATGTAAAACAAATTCTAAAACCATTATTAAAATCTGTTTTAGAAGAAAAGCCTGATGTTAGTATTGCTCATGCTTTAGTAAAAAGAGTAGAAGATTATTTCAAAGCACAAGAAGAATACAGAAACTTACCTTATGAAATAAAATCAAAGTATAGACAACAAGAAAGAGACTCAGGTAAATACTTTGCAAGATTTGTAAAAGACGAAACTTGCCCTGAAGATATTAAAAAAGTTCATGCAATCAAAGAAAGAATGTCGAGACCATCAATTATGTTTTCAGGACAACAAGTTGGAACACCTATCACATTAAACACTAAAGAAATTACATTACCTTATGTTACAAAAATTTGGTCTGATTACAAAGACCGAATACAAGCTGATATACAAAGCTTCGAGACAGCTATAAAAAATTGGAAGCTACAACCAACACCGAAAGAGAGAAAATAATGAGCATGGTAGGAGTAAAACAAAGACTAGAACAAGAATACGATATTTTGATAGATAGATTTTCAACATATTATTCTAAAGTTCACAACAAAAATAAAAAATATAATCCTAAAATTGGTTTTGACCAATTAGGTATTACAGCTAAAGAAAAATTAAATAATGATGGATCACAACTTTATTCAATTTATTTTTCTTTAAGAATGTTAGAGGATATAAAACCTAACTTAAAGGAGAGAGCAAATGACTAAATTGTTTTACATTAAATGCGATGATTTTATTTGTGATGTCACAGATAGATATGACCACGCAAAACAATTAATTAAAGAATATCAAAAAGATGATGGAGTAGGTAAATATAAACTTCAATATTCTGCTGGTAGTTCTGAAATTGTAGTGACTTGGTTTAACAAAGATAGAATGAAAAAATTTTTAAATTTAACAAAAGAGAGGAGTGCATAATGGAAAAATTTTTTGAAACAAGACATGAAATTTTTGATCTGCCTATTCAAGAAAGATTTGAATATTGTAAAAATCTTTTTAAAGAAATTACAGGTCAGGAACTTACACATGAAGAATCTAAACAATACTATCACGAGATGTATGATTGTGATACTTACCAAAATAATCTTTATTCTGTAATGGTGTTTAGAAATAAACAA